AAAGGTACAAGTATGGTAAAAACAGTAAGGGTATTCCTTGCTCTGTTTGCTACACTATGGTATACTACTTCACCGATTCATAGTAATGCGCCATCTCCAATATGGGAACATGAGATAGATCGTATCCTCGATCAAAAGCCCGTGAGCTTGGCAGCACCAGACTATTACAAACCTCTTGAATTTGATAAAGTAAAATATACAGCAGCAGATGTTCTCTGTTTGGCGAAAAATATTTACTTTGAGGCAGGAGTGGAGAGTACAGCAGGAAAATTAGCAGTAGCGAATGTTACGTTAAATCGTACATTGGGTACTAATTATCCTAATACCATATGTGAAGTAGTGCAAGAGGGTATTCATTATTATAATGCTCAAAAAGATGAACATTTTCCTGTGAGAGATAGATGTCAATTTTCATGGTATTGTGATGGAATGGGGGATGATCCAAGAGAAGGCAGAACTTGGAAATCCGCACAAGAACTCGCTAAAAAAGTTCTTATTAATTATCATGACAAAGCACTAATTGACATAACAGATGGTGCAACGCACTATCATGCAAATTGGATGGAGACATATCCAAAGTGGAGTAAAAGGAAGAAGATTATGGCTTCGATAGATAGGCATATTTTCTACAAAAAACATTGAAAATAACTTGACATTTCTGTTCCAATAGGTTATAATATACATGTAACAATAAAAAAGGAACAAATATGAAAAATTTAATACTTATATTATGGTTTGTTCTGTTTTTGAGTCCATCCGCATTAGCAGGAGTTGAATATGTGACAGAACAGGTCTGTCACGCAATGTCTGGATGTGGGATAGATACGAAAACTGGCGAGTGTCCAGATTGTGTAATTGAAAAACGAAAAGTTGTTCATACACATGAAGAGACACCTGTAATAGTAGAAAAACCTTTTGTGGAACCCAAAAGAACTTTTTGGGCACCTAAAAAAATAGTAAAGGTTGAAATACCAAAAAAGAAAGAAATGATAGAGAAAAAGGGAAATTGGACTTGTATTGTCGGCCCTTGTGACTTTATTGATGAAGATGGTAATCTGATTGAAAAAGGATAATAATTAAATGCCTTATTATGACTACGTTTGCGAGAAATGTGGCGAGGATTTTGAAGAGTCCTTGCCCATTGCTCGAAGGGATGAACCCACCAAAAAACCATGTCCAATTTCTGACTGTGATGGTAAAGTTAAAATGATGTTTGCGAAACCATATATTGGAGATCCTTGGCACTTTGCAGGGAAGAAACCAGATGATGCTTTCAAAGACAAACTTAAAGATATAAAAAGCAAACATCTGCACAGTACAATAGATACTCATTGATAATGAAACAATTTAATTATGATCTTCTTGAAAATCGAAAAGATCAATTAGAACAAGACAATTCAAGTGAAGATAGAGTATATCATTCTCCGAATGGTACATATCCATCTATCACTAATCTTCTTTATCATATGATTTCCAAGCCAGGTATTGAAGCGTGGAGAGCAAAAATTGGAAAAGAAGCGGCGGACAAAATTTCACATCGTGCTGCAAGGCGTGGTACTAACATTCATGGAATAATTGAGAAGTATTTGCGTGGTGATAAAAACTATTTAAAACAAAAAGATGGTAAGAGTAGTGTAATGCAAGAACACAAAGAACTTGTTCTTGCAGGCATACCACAAATTGATGCAAGGATTGACAATATTCGTGGAATTGAATTGTCAATGTGGTCAGACCATCTCAAAGTTGCAGGGACGGCAGACTTGGTTGCAGACTATAATGGTGAACTTGCAGTCATTGATTGGAAGACAGGAAGTTATGTCAAAAAAGACGAATATGTTTTTCATTATATTTTACAGGGGGCGGCATATTGTCATATGTTGGCCGAAATGTATAAACTTGTTCCGAAAAAAATTGTGATTTGTACACTTATTCGTTTTAGTGATCCTAAAAAACCAGTACCATTTATGGATGGTGATAAAGTTGTAGATTTACTTGTTGATTGGAAAGAATATAATCCCGAAGATTATGTTGATGAACTTCTCAAAGTATGTAATGCATACCATTTTAGTAAAAGTGGGTAATATAAATATCTACAGATATACAGGAATTTGTTTGATGACCTGAGAGGGTATCTTATAAGACATCGGTGCGATTCCGATCAGCTCCACCAAAGAAAGTTATGGAAAAAAAATTAATGTGGATTGCAATAATGATATTGCTTGGATTGTGTTTAACTTATGCCACACTTTATATTGGATATGACTTTCGTTGATGGGGCTGAAATAGATTTCGATTGTAAGAGATAGTATCAGAGAGAACAAATAGGGTGATGACCAACATCAAATACATAATCGCAAATAATTCCGATTATACCGCATACTCTTACGCACTTGCTGCGTAGGAAATAGCCGAGTTCGGACTTAGGTTCTACGGAGGGTCGCTTGGGAACAGAAGTATCCTCCACTACACACATAACACACACATAAAGGAAAAATATGTCAAATCCATATGAATTAAGATTTAGACTCTTAGAGATGGCACAGGGCTATCTCCAAGATGAATACTCAAGAAAAGAAAACATTGCCATTGATGCATGGAATTTTGCACAAGAACAAGGTGATGCAACTACGAGGTTACGAAAAGACCTTCAACCCGAATCTTATACCATTGAGGATATTAAGAAGAAGGCATCTGAACTCTACGAATTTGTAGAGAAACAGTAACAAATAAAATTGGGGAGTTATTAACTCCCCTCATGGACAACGGAACATGAATAATAAAGTTCATAAAAGATTGGCGGATGGTAAAATCAATTCCTCTATTGAAATGATTGAAGATCAAGAAGAAAAATTATGGGAGAGCAATCCAATGGAAGCATTACGTTATGAGAAAATTGAAACAAGAAAGAAATTAAATTGGTGGGCACGGTTTTCATTGTCCATGATTATAGTTATGACTTTTTTGTTTTTAATATGGTTATTATTTTTTGGACAATTGCCGACAGAGTCAAGGGACTTAATTAATATCATGGTTGGGGCCTATGTGGCAGTCCTTGCCAAGGCAACTGATTATTGGTTCAAGGACAAAGATGATCCTGAACAAAAAGAAGGAGAAGCCGTAGGAAATACAACTAATAATAATGATACGATTTAACTTGACAATGATGTCATTGTTTGATATAATTAAGGGATAATGTCAGAACTACTAAATTTTTATTCTTCCGAAGAATATAATACTGAAATTGAAGAAATTGTTGAAAGAACCAGTATGAGTTATCTTGATGCAATGCTTTATCATGCAGATGAAAATGGTCTTGAAGCGGAAACGTGTGCAGGGCTTGTCAATGTTAAAACCAAAAATAAATTAAGGGAAGAGGCAGAGATATTGAATTTCATGCCTAAAACATCAAAACTCCCTATATGATATATCAAGTGACACCTTTTGAAGTATATCAAAAATATCTTTCATTGAAGCAACATTTCAATAGGAATGAATACGATTACTTCAAGTTTAATGGGAGAGTTCGTGCAAGCGAATCCTCTTTTGATAAACGAAAAGACAAATACCATTTTATACGTTTGTCGAAAATTTATAAAGAAGATGACCTTACCAAGTTTCTTGTCTCAAATTTTGTTAAGACAAAAAACATGTGGGTCGGCAATATAACATCACCAGAAGGACGGCAGAATTATATTGCATGGAAGGCAAAGATACAAAGCCTTCCTTATGTATTTGAGAATGAAGTTGAAACATTGTTTGATGAAAACGAGAAGTTCAATATCATTTTCGATGTGGAGGGTGGACAACACCCCCCTGTGCTTCGTCATGTATTTGGCGAAGAAGTGTCGTTAGAAACCTTTATTATATTGGATTCTATACTTCATTTTATCCCTGACTTCAATGAGAAGATTCAGGAAACGGTCATTTGGCCGGATCTATACAGTATGTGTTTAAAGTATGCACCGTTCTTGAATGTGAATAAGCAGAAATATGTAGACATATTAAAAAAACAAGTAGATTTACATTATGCATAAAGTGGATAATCCGAAACACGTAGAACAAGGAGAATAAGATGGCAACATCATTCGCAAACCTCAAAAAGAGGCGAACTACTGATCTTGAAAAACTTCAATCCGAAATTGAAAAGATCAACAAACCCCAAAACAATTTTAGTCGAGATGATGACCGCTTCTGGAAAGCGGAACTCGACAAATCCGGCAGTGGATACGCTGTCATTCGATTCCTTCCAGCACTAGATGATGATAAGACAGCGTTTGTACGTGTCTTTAATCATGGGTTTCAGGGCCCAGGCGGTTGGTACATCGAGAACTCTTTGACCACTATTGGTCAAAAAGATCCCCTATCGGAGTACAATTCTGTTCTCTGGAACTCAGGAATTGAAGCGAACAAGGAAATTGCTCGCAAACAAAAACGTAGGTTGACCTACTTCTCCAACATTTATGTTGTTGAAGATAAGGCAAATCCTCAGAACGAAGGAAAGGTTTTCCTTTTCCGTTTTGGGAAGAAAATCTTCGACAAGATTAGTTCAATGTCCAATCCCGAATTTGAAGATGAAACAGAAGTTGATGTTTTCAATTTGTGGGATGGTGCAAACTTCAAACTGAAGATTCGTAAAGTCGATGGTTTCTCAAACTACGACAAGTCGGAGTTCATGACTTCTGCTCCACTCTCTGAAGATGAGTCGGAAATGGAACGTGTTTTTGGTGAACAACATGACTTGGAAGAGTTCATTGACCAGAAGAGTTTCAAGACCTATGATGAGTTGAAAACTCGTTTGGATACGGTTCTTGGGAACATTCAAACCGCTGCAATGACGGCACCAACATCGGTAGAAAACGATGAGGCTCCGTTTGATGGTGGGACACCGATTCCCGAATCTTCTACTTCAGAAGATGAGAACCTTGATTACTTCAAGAAGTTAGCGGAAGCGTAGTAGATATTACGCTATCTTTGAGACAAAATCCCCTCTCTCCCCGGCCATAAGTTGTCCGCCAGGAGAAGGGGGTCTAATCAATGTATTGTTTGAAACATTTTGAACTGTACTAGCATCAA